CGATGGCGATGAGCTTCACTATACCGGATGACATAGTTACAATAAGGAAAGGTTATTTTAAGTTCGACTTTTTGCATACGAAGCGAATGACAAAAAAGTTATTACCTGCGGAACCGGGGTTGGCGATCGTGTTCCCATCCTCATCGAGGATACGGAACGTGAGACGATCGATGGTGGGAAGGGGGTACAAATATTGTTGGGCGACGAGGTAGTCATCCTTGAACGTGAGCACCTGATCACCGGACGTGGCGGCGGAACCACTCACGATGCTGGCGAAAGAGTTTCGCAGCACGGAAAGTCCGGGCTGCGAGGACGTGGAGAGAGGTGGATCCTTGGCTGCCCTGTCAGCAAAATTACTGTCGAGTTCTTGAATCGACACGTAACAGTGCTCGGTGGTGTACACCGTGTTAATCCGAGCACCGAGTAATCGGGCCTGGACGACGTTTCGGAGAGGCGTGTTGAGGTACGCCGTGAACGTGTTGGCACTCGATTGTCCGATCGTATCGACAGTAATGGTGTGGTACTCGTAGTCGAAATCGGGAACATCTGGGCGCGCAGCCGTGACCGTAGTCATTTACAGTACGCTTAGATTAAAGATCCACCGATCCCGCCTACGATGGCATAGTTGGCCTGGTCACGAACGAGCTGTTCCGACTTGCAGAGGCCACCCGGAGTGAGAGACTTTGTGTACGGGCTCCCCTCCTTGGTGTGACCTGGAGCACACTCGAGCTTGTGCTCGAGATCGAAGAGAGAATCCTCGTTGATGGCCTCGATCTCGACGGGCCTGGGCTGATAGCAGCTGAGTACGGTGCGACGAATCAGGAACCCGATGGCGACGACGCTGAGCACGATCAGGATGATATTACGGTTGAACTTCATTTAATAGTACGTAATATTTTTTTAGTGAAGTGCGTTAAAGAGAGTACTTTAGTTTCATTATAAAGAGTAGATGGACGAAGAGATTATCCTCGACCGAGGAGATACCGAAATCCTAAAACTCGATGAAAACGAACAGGCGTTGATGGATGAGATTCAGATCGCCCCGCCTTCGCGACCGAGGCCCAGGCCCAGACCCGCCCACGCGGCCGCGGCTCCGCCCCCGATGCCTCGTCAGGAAGAGATTGACGCGTTCATGAACCCCAATAAGCAGACAGCCCCTTCCAAACCTCCTGCGGAAGAGATTGATTACGGTGAATACGACGATTTTCCGGATCAGGATGAAGGGGTTGACGCGACGTTCGTGGATGAACAGCCATCCAAGGGGTACACGTCGATCGACGAAGAAAAGGCGGATCTCCTGAACAAACTGTCCCGTCTGGAGAAGAAGGGTGTGCACACGAACAAGCGTCTGAACATGTACTCTGGAATCGATGAGATTCGCACGGAGGTGAAGCGAATCACGTACGGTATCGAGGTGGACCAATCTATTCGATTTTCGCGTCGCATGCTCGTGGCGTGTGTCACGGGTCTCGAGTTCCTGAATAAGCGGTACAATCCGTTCGAGATTCAACTCGAGGGTTGGTCCGAGTCCGTGATGGAATCCGTCGAGGATTACGATACCGTGTTTGAAGAGTTGTACGCCAAATATAGGAACAAGGTGAACGTCGCCCCCGAGGTGAAGCTGATCATGATGCTCGGTGGTTCCGCGATGATGTTCCACCTTACCAATTCCATGTTCAAGGCGGCCATTCCCAATATGAACGATGTGCTCAAGCAAAATCCGGACCTCGTGAAGAACATGATGTCCGCGGTTCAAAACACAGCGTCCCAGGCTCCTTCGCAAGACACGCCGAGCGATGGACCGTACGAGATGAAGGGTCCTGGGCTCGACATTTCCAGCCTGATGGGTGGAATCATGATGCCCCCTCCGCCACCCATGAACACGAAACCCCTCGAGGCGATCAGAGAAGACCCTCCAGTGGTTGCCGACGACGATAACGTCTCCGACATCGTGTCCATCTCAGGCGAATCCACGGGTGGTGAAGTGAAGGAGGTGAACGTCACCGGAAGCACGAAGAAGAGAAGGAAGAAGAAGACTGAAATTAATCTTTAGGTATAGTATAAATGATAGGATACTGTCCGATCGAGGAGGAGCCCGTCGCTCCCCCACCCAGACCCAAGAGGGTCGTGGTTCCTCAGAAGACAACAATAGAGGATACGGAGTGTAATTATGTCGTCATGTTTTTCATCGTTGGTGTGTTGACACTCGCGTTGATGGATACTTTAGATCGTTAAAATTCGTTTTTGCCACGAGTATGTATATTCGTGGGAAAAAAGAAATGTTTACTTAACCTTCTCAGAGAGTTCCTTGACGGCTTCGATCAGGAGACCGATGAGTCCATGGTAAGATACTCCATAGTACCCGTCATCTCTCGTGTGTACAGCCGCTGGAAGAACATCGAGAACTTCTTGGGCGATGACACCTACGGATGGTTTTTCGTTGATGGTATACGTACACCCAGAAAGGTGTTTGATCTTCTCGAGTGCACCGGGAATGTGTTCGATGTCACTCTTGAACCGACGATCGGATGGAATGATAAAATCGGTTGCGGAGATCTCACCAGTACAACTCACATCCGATGTGATATTTAAATCACTCGTCCCATTCCCAATATTCGGAGTAGTTACAGAATCGTTAAAGGTTGCAGCACCCGACCGTGCAATGGATGCGTTAATATCAGAAGCATTCTTTACATAAATACCACCCTGTACGACCACCGTCTCTCCGTTGGTCGACGGATCTATGGTTACAGTGTCAGTTCCGATCGTCAACGTATTATCCACATTCAGAGTGTTATTGATTTGCATGGCACCAGCGAAGGAAGACACACCGTCCTTGTTGATGGTTACCTTTTCAATTGAAACATCCACCATCCTAAACGAGTCAAAAACATCGAGGATCTGGTAACAATTGATATTTTTCGCGGTAATAGCCTCCGCGAACGAGGCGTTACCCAAACTGTCGATATGAGCCAAGGCTCCCATCTGGAAACTTTGGCCAGTCACGGAAATGTTGTTTTCGAAGGTCGCTACACCGGTGAAGCTCGACGTGTTATTCACGACGACGGGTACACCGAATGACGCGGTACCCGAAGCAACTTCAACACTACCCAAAAATGAAGAATGACCCTGTACGGCGATTGTATCGTTAATCTGCATCTTACCAGCGAAGGAGGACTGACCTAGTTTGTTGATGGTTGCATTTGTAGTTGAAACATTCACCATTCGTAACTCGTTAAAAACGTCGAGGGTATCATTACAGTTTATGTCATCCACATTAATAACTCCGTTGAACGAGGCGTTACCCGAACTATTGATATGAGCGACAGATCCTATCATGAAACTTTGGCCAGTCACTAAAACGTCCGCGTTGACTGACATGTCACCACCGAACGATGACGTACCCGCGATTTCTAAGGTATTGTCAACCTGCATAGCACCCGTGAATGAAGACGTTCCACCCACTTCTAAATTCCCACCGATATCTACATCGCTTAAAAAGGAACCGGTTCCGTCGTTATGAAGTTTGATTTTGTCCGAGGGGCCGTTACGCACGACAAAACTCTGGCCGTACACGAAGGCGTTCGCATCGATGGTCATGTCACCACCGAACGATGACGTATCCGCGATTTCCAAAGTATCATCAACCTGCATGGCCCCCGTGAACGACGACGACCCACCAACCTCGAGTGTGCCTGCAATCTCAACGTTGCCACCGAACGAACCGTTACCGTTGGTCTCGAATAGAATCGTATCATTATTGACACTGATGTTGGTCGTCGCGTGGACGTTCCCGTCGATACCCCGTAGAAGAGTAGACTGTACGATTTCCTTTGTCGTTTCGTTATAGCCCATGATATTGATGGTGTTACTGTCATCCGTCTGAATCGGTGCGACGACGAGGGTACTTCGTCTAGGAGGATTCAAAAGTTGCCCCGTTGCGTTTATGACGATTGAGTTTCTGGTATTATCACCATCCTGTACACTGTTATATTTCTGTGAATTTGCACCGATTCCGATTGAGTTAGCACCTATATTTGTACCTGTACTATTTCCTATAGAAATAGATGTACCACCAGCAGTACCCAGACCTGCATCCTCACCCACGCGGACGATAGTTGTTGTTACACGTTCCTTTAGATCCGTAATATCACTCTGTAAATTAGTGATATCTCCATAATTTGTAACGAGACCAATTTCTGTTTGTAAATTAGAGATATTAGAGTAATTACCTGCGACGACCGAGGCGTTCGATTCGTGTGCACTCTTAAGTGTTGTGAGTATACCGGCATTACTCTCGAGGTCTGTGTACAGAGTATTGATGCGTGCGACGTTTTCTTCTACATCCGTCTGTAACGTGATGATGTTGGAATGATTTCCAGATACGATACCCGCGTTAGACGCCAAATCGGTTTCGAGGTTTTCGATGCGCGTCACGTTATTGGTGTGATCACGCTGTAACGCCAGGAGAATTGGGCTATACGTACTACCAGTAAATTGACTTAAATACCCTTCTATGCTGATAATATTACTCTGGGCATTCGAAACGTTCGAAAAAGTTGCCGACGTCAGTGTCTCTAGATTCGACGTTCTCGTGAAAAGTTCCTTCGTGTCACCGACGTCGACCGTGGTGGCACCTTTAGCGATCACTGTGCGATTACCATCGTCGTCGAGAACATTATAAACAATCTCTCGAACCTGAGGTGTTTTACCGACCATGGTGTACTACTTTAGTTTCCGAATAAAATTCCGGCCATTCCATCCTGGATACGCAGCACGTTATAATTCACGGCGTAGATTCGAATATCTTCCCCTGTGCGCCTCGTCCCGACGATCGCGTCTCGTATCTGAAGGTGGACATTATCTAAACGACTGAAATTACAAGTACCTGTCGATTTAAAATCAGACGCGTTCGTACAGAAATGGTACGCGTAGTATCGGGTGTAAAAAGGGGTGTTGTACAATTCGTGAAACGCCGAGATGCCGTATTCGGAGTTGTAATAATTTTGTACCGTGTGAAAATAAGTCGGTGTCATACCTTCGAGGAGGTGTGAACCGTTCAACAATATGTCCGCTGTGTCGAACGTGAATCGATCCTCGATCACGTTGCTGGACTGTGTCGGTATTCCGAAAAACAGTGACTTCACGGGATGGTTAAAGTTAGAAAGATCGAAATCGTTGTACCCTGGTGCGAGCTTTTCCCTGTTGGTCTGTGTCTGAGTGATGATGAAATCTAATTTCGTCGAGGTGAATCGTTTACGTTCCTGGGCGTCGAGGTACACGTAATTCCCGTACAGTTTAGCCGTGAACGGGGTATCCAGGTTTTTCTGGAAATTGACTCGGACCTCCACCTGGTGATACTGGAGAGCGACCATGGGAATGTACGAACTTTTCGTGTTGAAAAAGAATGTTAAGGGGATGAAATTCGTATTGTTAACCGAGCACTTGTTGTTAATCTCCTGGGACTTCGTGTACGTGTCCGCGAGGTAGTTTTGGTACACGTCGCTCATAAAGTCGAACGGTTGGGAATCGACACGCTGACCACCGATGTATAAATCGATGGTCGACCCCTGGAACCCTTCGACGAGGTTCGTTCCCTCGAACCAGAGACCAGTGAGTAAATCACCGTTGGATGGAATGACACATGCGTCCTCGGCGAATGAAAGCTCCTTGATAAACTTTGGAGCCTGTGCAAAGTTTGTGTGTCTCGTGTATTTGGACGTGAAGAGTGACGTTCCTTCACTGCTCGTGTAATACACATCCTGCGCGCCCTTGGCGACGAGCTGTATGAGTGCACCGGACATATCTAATAGGTGTCTAGATTATAAAAATACACACTTCCCCTGAAACGGGTTCTCGTCCTCCTTCTCCTCGGTGGCGTCGATCTTGAATCCACCCTGTCTGTACACTCGTAATCGTTTTTTATACATGGCAAACAGAATAGACCACTGATCGACGATATCGTAAATGTGTGGGTTGTTGTTTTTTCCAGGGGTTTCTCGCATCACGCGTCCGATGGATTGTTGGATGTCAGATTTAGGAGTCGCGAGGATGACGGTATCTAGTGTCGGAATGTCCAGACCCTCATGAGCTTGACTGAAGGTGGCAAAGATGATCTTCTTCTTCGAAGACGCTTCGAGGTCCACCTCTTTCATACCACCCATGTAAAGTCCAGAACTTTTTGGAAAACACTGATGAAGAAATTCACAATGTTGACGACGATCACTGAGTACGAGCAACTGCCTGGTACCACTCGACGCTTTTTTCACGAGGTTCACGAGCATCCTATTTCGTCCACGGTGTTCGACCAGTTCGGTGATCATGTTCACGAGTGATAATTGCCCGTTTCGAGTACATGGTGGTGGATTTTTAAACATGGGACACTCGTACTGGATCGGAAACACCTCGACCTGTTCCTGATTCTCACGCTCCACCGCAAAAAAGATGGGACCCATGAACCAATGAAGCACTTTACTCAGACCATCCTTCCTATGTGGCGTCGCCGAGAGACCGAATATGTGTCGGGGACACAGTTTAAACAGACTCTGACTGAACACTTTGGCACAGATGTGATGAGCTTCGTCCACAATGACTGTGCCGATACTGTCAAAGTCTCCGAACGAATACTCTTTGAGGGACAGTGACTGCAGCATGGCAATAACGAAATCACAGTCCACCTCTTTTTTGTTTTGTTGGACGACACCGATGCTCGCCCCGGGGCAAAACTGTCTGATTCGTTCTCTCCACTGATCCGCCAGGAACTGTTTGTGTACGACGATCATGGTTCTGTAGCCCAGCTTACACGCTATAGCCAGGGATACGGTCGTCTTGCCATACCCACATGGTAGAGAAAGGACGCCATGGCCTGCCCGAATAGCTGCGTCGAACGCTTCGTTCTGTCTGGTCTCGTCTCGGAGCTTTCCTTTGAATTCGACACGGGTCCGGGTGGGTTCAGGACGCTTGTCGTGCACTGGTGGTCCAGTCTTATCAACTCCGTAGAATCTTGGAACGCAGATTCCGCTCTTAGCCGTTCTGTAAACTTTAAAAGGTGGTGGAGGAAATCCGTACTCATTGTTCACGAGTGGTCTTACCGTAAGGTCCTTTTTAATTTCTTGGAATGGACCCGCTTCGATCAGGTACCCGGTCCTGGTGAGAACCGTCATGTACTCATTTAAAGGGGGCAAACTTTAAACAACTACAATGCCTACTGTTGACGTCGAGGAAAACATTAAAAAGCTTATAGGGTAAATATCGAACAGTTGACACAGGAAGTTTTCAGACTTCAGGGTATGCTTCAGACGTTCGAGGGTTCAAGAAAGGTGGCTTGAAGACGATCGACCTTCCTCAAGATCCCGCTACACAAGAAGAGAGTACCCAGGAAAAGCCGGAGTGAGTGCCTACGTTCCATACACCTTTAAAGTCTACGGTGACTTCCACTCGATCATCCTTTACGAGAGACTGCACGGGTCGTCCTTTGACTTCACACATCACTCTCCTGTATCGGAAAGGAACCTTCACCTTGAGAATTCGACCTTCGAGTGGGTCGTCTTTCGCATCATTCACGAGAAGGTGTCTTCGAGACGCGTGCATCCCCTCGATGATACCCACACACTTTTCTGGAATCACGAGGCGGATATATTTCTTATCGTTAAAGTCGTACATGGGTTCGTAGACGTTCGCGACGAACTTCATCGTCTTCTCCTATATACAAGTATGATGAGTAAAACTATAAGTAACAGAATGATGTGCGTGATCATGAACGGTTCATATGGACGCCTCGTTCCGAACTGTCGGTGACAGAATGAGCGTCCGACCTCGACGGCCGCTTCGATGCTCGAGTACGGTGTCTTCCTGGGTGACATCATGCCACACATCGCCACCTTTTTGGATTTCCCAAAGAATGGGAGTTGACCGTTGGTGTTCAACACACCTGACGACTGATCGAATTCCCACTGCGTCCCGTTCCAAGTGGCACCCCACCCGATTCGTATTTCCCTAGGCTGGACCAGTCCCAACTGTTCGATGACTTTCTCGAAGAGTTTTTCCTGATCCATCTGGACGATTTCTTCTGTGAGATGACATATGACACATGAGATTGTCTTTTTATCGGGAAGGACGATCGGTTGAAGACGAAGCTCCGTGTCTATGACGTATCGCAGGTCGCTCGGGATGTCCATCTCCTGGTCGTACTCCAACAAGATGTTGATCGCCCCGTACGTACTCGGGGCAACTTTATCGACGGCGTCCTCGCCCCAATTATCTTTCATGAGCGACACAGCGGGGGTGTTGTCGACGGCCAAAATGAGCATTCCCTCCTTCAGGACCAAACCGCTCTTAAACTGGGCCGCGAAGCCGTTGTCCAGGTACGTGACATCCTGAAGCTCCGCCCCGAACTCGAAGTGTACACCCGCGTCGACGAGTGCCTGCTCCATGGCGTCGCACATGATTTTTCCGGACCCCTTCTGTGTGTACGGAGAGGAGAGACCGACGTGATCGAAACTCTTGACAAACTCGTAAGCGGACATGACATCCCACGTGACACCGTCCATGATGAGAGTCACAGCCTCGATCAGTTGTTGACCCTTCTCAGAGAGTTCGCCGATGGCATCTTTGAGTGTCATGGTCTTATATTTCCACGGCATCGCCAAAACCTTGGTGGCCAACGCTGCGAGGGTCACGTAATCTTTCGCGGAGAGGTGTTCACGAATGATGGAATCGTTCTCCGTCGAAACTTTTTCGAAGAGGTCGTCCCATGCGATGCCCATCTCTTTGAAGAGACTCTTGGTGTTCACGAACGCTCGGTCGAAGACGATCCGGTGAGCGTGCATGTCTCGTGTTGTCGTGGACGGTTCCCACCACGAACCACCCGCGGACAATTTCTTGTCATAGACGAAGACGTCGTGGTCTGTGAATTTTTTCAGTTCCCAAGCGATGGACATTCCCGTCGGTCCAGCTCCGACGATGTGAATCTTCATTCTACTATTACGGCAGATATAAAATGTCACGCGTCGCCACGTAGAAGACGAGTAACGCGATCGTGAGCCAAGTCTGAGGTTCCATGTACTCACGTCCCTGGTAAAGAACGAAGATGTTCAAAAGGATGTGCATCGGCAACGTCTCGGGGCCGTACTTGATATAAAACCCCGCCGTGGCTGCACCGCTCAAAATGAGTGCATTGATGAATGACGTCTGTGTAGGTTTCCAGAGAAACCACGCGACGTACAAGAGGGTGATGTACGAGATGAATATCGATCGTCGACCAAACTCTCGAGGACTGTCGACGATCGCGAGTTTTTTACCCTGGATGAGGTTTGAAATCCAATGTGGACCTAAGACGAGATACGAGAGGTACATGAGAATGAACACTCGCCACATTGTTAATTTTACTTAAGAAATAAAACCCTCGTGTATAACAGGATGCTATGCGTTTCACATAAAGTTTCGATACCAAATCGAAAACTGAAAACATGGAAGTTTGCCGGAAAATTTCTGTGGAAGAACGCGGCTGTACAAAATAAATCCGAGCTCGGTCGATGGACCAGGGATCAACTTTTAGAACTCGGACCAACCTTTGTAAAACTAGGTCAAATCGCTTCGACGAGAGCGGATCTCTACCCACCCGAGTTTACGAAGGAATTGGAAACACTCCAAGATGACGTCCCTCCCGTGGAATTTGATACGTTTGCACATCATGATATTTTCAAAGAGTTTGACCCGGTGCCTTTCAAATCGGCGAGTATCGGTCAGGTACATATGGCGGTGCTACACAACGGGCAGAAGGTGGTGGTCAAGTTGAAGAGACCTGGTATCCTCGACATCATGAAGGAGGACACGGACACCATCAAGGACATCGTGAACTTCTTGGAGTGGATGGGTGTAGACACAGGGAACAGTTCGGGATATGTCTTAGACGAATCCATCGAGTACCTTTTGGGCGAAGCAGATTACCACCAAGAGATTGAGAATGCCCTCGAGTTTCGAAAAAGTATGAAGGGTATCGATTGGGTCAAGATTCCGAGAGTCTACAAAAAGTATTCGAATGATGAGATGATTGTCATGGAATATGTACCATCCACGAAACTCACTGAGATCAAGGATCCCAAGATCAACAAGAAGAAGATCTGTGAGGCACTCATCAATTCCTATGTCATCCAGACGATGGACAATGGCCTGTTCCACGCCGATCCACACCCGGGTAATTTAGGGTTTTCATCTAGGGGTAAACTTGTATTTTATGATTTTGGGTTGCTTGTACGATTGTCTGAAGAATTGAGGGATGGGTTTAAGAACTTGTTTG